GTTGTCGTAAAATATAAATTTCCGCTTGTTTCAATTACGTTAGCTGTGGTTAAGAACGGTTGAACCGTAGCGTTAACTCTCGTTGTCGTAAAATATAAATTGGCATTTGTTTCAATTACGTTAGCTGTGGTTAACATTGGCGTAACAGTAGCATTCACTCTTGCATTTGTGAAATATAAATTAGTAATTTCTGCTACGTTTGCCGTTGTTAGAAACGGAGATACGTTTGCAAAATATCCTAATTGTCCCCAACCTGAGGAACCATCGCCTATTTTTATTTTACCTGTATTTGTTTCGAGACCAATTTCCCCCTGGCTTAAAACTGTATTAGCAGTAGTCCAATTGGTTGCGCTATCTCTTCTTAGTTGTATTTTATATGCCATTTATGCTCCCGGCAATGGTCGAATTGATTGAATTTATTTTTATCATTATGCAGGTCCTCCGTCGAGATTTAGATCAGCAGTAAATAAAGTAACACTGCCCCCTCCATCTATATTTATGTTAGCAAATCCACTACCCGAAGAACTTATAACACCAGAACCATTAATGGTAATACTAGTTCCATCTATTTTAACTCCGCCTAATACTGTAGTAGTTGCAGTTGGTAATGAATAGGTACTTGCGCCGCTGATGACGCCAGTATTACTAATGGTAATACTAGTTCCATCTATTTTAACTCCGCCTAATACTGTAGTATTTGCTGTTGGTAATGTATAACTATTACCAGAAGGTCCTGTTGCGCCAACATTACCTGTTAGACCAGTTGCACCAACATTACCCGAAGGTCCTGTTGCGCCAACATTACCTGTTAAACCAACATTACCTGTTAGACCAGTTGCTCCCGTAGGACCCGATACAGTACTATTTGCTCCCGCAACACCCGTTGCACCAACATTACCCGAAGGTCCTGTTGCGCCAATATTACCTGTTAAACCAACATTCCCAGCAATACCTGCATTACCCGTTAATCCTGTTGGGCCTGTAGCACCTATTAATGAACCAATTACTGCTAATGTATTACTATTATTAAATGTTAATGTTAAATTACCACTTATGATATTTGCAGACGTTATGTATATTCCAGATGCGCCTATATTACCAGTTAAACCTGTTGCCCCAACATTACCTGTTAAACCAACATTACCTGTTAAACCAGTTGCCCCCGTAGGACCCGATACAGTACTATTTGCACCTGTCAAACCGGTTGCACCAACATTACCCGAAGGACCTGTTGCACCAACATTCCCTGTTAAACCAACATTCCCTGTTAGACCAACATTACCTTGAGGGCCTGTTGCCCCTAATAAAGAACCGTTTATTGTTAATGTATTACTATTGTTAAATGTTAAACTTAAATTACCACTTATAATATTTGCAGCAGTTATATACAATCCTGTGGCGCCAACATTACCTGTCAATCCAATGTTTCCTGTTAATCCAGTTGGACCCGTGGCTCCTAATACTGAACCAAATGCAATTAATGTATTTCCATCACTAAACAATAGTTGTAAATTTCCAGATATAACAGCTGCAGAATTTATGTATATTCCAGATGCACCCACATTACCTGTTAATCCTGTTGCTCCAGTAGCACCAATATTTCCTTGGGGTCCTGTGGCGCCAACATTACCTGTTAGACCAACATTACCAGTAATACCTGTAGATCCTATATTACCTACCAATCCTCTAGAACCCGTAGCTCCAGTTGCACCTAATACGGAACCTGTTGTTGTTATAGTATTACCTGTATTAAATGTAAATATTAAATTTCCCGATGCAACATTTGCCGATAAAATAGTTGCACCTGTAGCACCAACTGCAACTGCTGTTCCAGGAATACCTTGAATACCCGTTGCACCTGTTGATCCTAAGAATGAGCCCGATAATGTTAACGAATTTCCATTATTAAAATTTAATGTTAAATTACCAAGAGATAGACCGCCCGATACAATATACAATCCTGTTGCACCTGTTAGACCGGTTGCACCTAATAATCCTGTTGCACCTGTTAGACCAAACCCGGTGGCACCGGTTGAACCAATAATACCTGTAGCACCCAATGATCCTGTAGCACCTGTTAGACCAGTTGCACCTGTAATACCTGTGGCACCTGTTGAACCTATAGATCCTGATGCTCCTGTAATACCTGTAGCACCTTGAGACCCTGCTAATCCTGTTGCGCCTTGTACACCCGTAGAACCAACATTACCTGTTAATCCTCGTAAACCTGTTGCGCCCTGTATACCTGTTGCACCGGCAGGCCCTGCTACTGTACTATTTGCACCTGTTGCGCCAGCATCCCCCGTAGCACCCGTAGCACCTAATGACCCTGTTGCTCCTGTAAGACCAGTTGCACCGACTGAGCCAGTACTACCTATAGGTCCTTGTCCCCCGATTGTTCCTGTAGCACCTGTTGCTCCTATTGATCCTGTTGCACCTTGTACACCGGTGGAACCAACATTGCCGGTTAATCCTCGCAAACCTGTTGCCCCAGATGCACCTATTAATCCTGTAGCACCTGTAGCACCTAATCCTGTTGCGCCAATATTACCCGTTAATCCTGTAGAACCAATCGTTCCTGTTGCACCGGTAGCACCCGCACCCGTTGCGCCTGAAGGACCAGCAATACCCGTTGCGCCTGTTGTTCCTACATTACCTCTAAGACCAGTTGCGCCTACGTATAAAAATATTGGATTGAATGCAGCAGGTGTTTCGGGTTGAACACTAATTCTACCAGGAATAGCGCCTTCGTTAACTGTTGCAAAACCTGAAGATATGTTTAAAACTACATTACTGTCTGTCGCATTAAGCACATATACATATCTTCCAAATGCAATATTTGCTGTATTTTGAGAAGTTATTCCGTAACTAATTATACTATTACCATAATCAGTAATAGTTGCAGTAAATGCCATTAAGACATTTCCGCCTGCAGATTTTTGTATTTGTCCGTATACTACATTACCTGTTAGACTAATTGGATTTTTATTATCATCCAGATATTGTACCGTATCGGTAAACGTTGTACCTTGGGTTAGTTCTATATTTTTGATTAACGACATTTTAATCCGTGATTAGTTATTTTTCTTTGCGTCCGGAGATTAGTTAAATCTCCCGTAGTATATTCTATATGCGACATTTATAATAACATCTCCTGCAATGTTGATATACTGTCCTCTATCTAAATTATGCTTACATATAATTTTTAAAACTCCATTTTCTACAATCGTTGTCATTATAGAACAGCCTAGATATTCCCCAGTACTAGGTTGGGTTATTTCTCTAACTTGTACCGAACCTTGTCCGCTAGTAACAAATCCAGAATTATCAGAGATACCGCCATTTATAGCATAAAAGGGCATAATAAAGTAGTCATTAGTATTTATTAAATCGTCTGAAACGATTGGAAATTCATCAGTTCTGGCGACAAAACTTGCGGCTGGATCCGCTGCTAATACTGCAGGTATTTGTATAGTTCCGGTGACATTGTATAAAATAGGAGCCATTTTCTTATCTAAAGAAAACTTTATTTTTCCTAGTTTATCTTTGACTACTAATTCTGTAGAATTAAAAGAAAAACTCATACCAAAACCCCCAAATATTTTACATTACCAGTAACAGGAACATTTCCATTTACAAAGAAACTTGTAGTATTATATCTATAAGTTAATGAAGAACCCGATCCTGCCAAAGTTTCTCCCTGAGGCCAAATTATCAAATCGTCTGCAAGTGTTATTGCACTATACCGTTCATCATATAAACCACCTGTTAATGGATTTGTAGAACTGGCATCTGCTGTTCTGCCCTGATAATATCCGGTGGTAATATAATGTATTGTTGCATTATAAGTATCATAACCATACAATAATCTTATATCTGCATACTTATTCAAATACGCAATAGGATCAAATAATATAGGTCTTGCGCCTGCAGAATTTGCATAATCCTGTTGTCCTTTTGTATAGTCTGTGCCGTACGCAATTATTAAATCAGGATAACTTGCTATATATCTTAGTGCATCCGCGGCAGGAATATAGTAAGACGTTATAGGCAATGCTGTAATAGATGTTGATAATGTAGATATTATTCCACCGCCAGTATTTGGATTTCCTGTATTAGATGTAGATGTTATTTCTTCGCCACCTTTTAACAAGTTTAAGAAGTTTAATAAATCTGTTGGTGTATAAACATATGAACCATTCACCAAACTAATATTATACAAAGCACTTCTGCTTATTTCTATACCATATCCTAACGGAGTTGAGCTTTCCACATATGTATAGACCCCACCTACTCTTTGCCAATTATATTGGGTATATGTTGTCTGTTTAGTTATAGCCCCAGTAAAAGTTACTGTTCCTATTGTAAATTGAAACTCCCCTGTTCTAATAGGTGGCTTGTCTATTAAAAGTAATTCTATAAAATTACTAGTATTTAAATCTCCATTTACAGAATAATTTTCTATAAACGGTCCAGACTTCGGTACCTGCGGACCAAGTGATTGTCTTTTAGTTAATTGGCTATAATCTATGTATGATATCCCAACATCTGTTTCTTGATATAATACTAAGTTTGTAGAATATAATGTTTTAGTAAAAGCAGATCCCGTAGTACTAATATATTGATTATCCTTTTTATAGATAAATCCATTATCAGAATTAAAGTTTACTCCGATGTTTGCATTGGCACCAAATGTAACCAATTGATCAGATATGTTTAAAAGTAATACATTAGCCATAATTAAAAACTAGGAACAGTTGCAGGATGTTTAAATGCTAATATAATGTATCGTCTAGTTACAGATGGTAAAGGATCGTTAACAACGTGATATCGTTCTTTAATATAAAAATTATTTGAATCCATTTGTAATGATGCTACTCTAAAAGAACTATTTACAGATTGTATAAAATTTTGTGCACCAATTATTTCTTTGGTATCAAAGTCTAACAAAATTGCCGCAGGGGTATATCCAAAATTATGAATAACAGTTGTCTTATAATTTTCACCCTTAACCAAAATTGTAGGATCAGAAGAATTAGTATCAACCGCATTATATACTGTTGTAAATGTGCCGTTGTATACTATATTCAAATACTCAAATCTTGAATCAAAATATAATCTATCTAAGTTTTGTGTTGGATTAAATAACGGTGCGTTATTTCCCGACAACCCTGTTGGATTTGAGAATATACAAACAACATTTGTTGTATTTACATTACCCGCATATAATACTGTGGTTGTCATAACTCAATTCTAATAATTTTATTATTGATATCAATTATCATTTTTCCATCTATGGATCGTAGTGAACCTGAAACTACAGTACCTAAGTTTTGAGATACATCTGATAGGGCATTTGCTGTAACATTTAAGTTATTAAATATATTAGATGAAAGCTGAGATCTTGTAATAGTACCAGAAATAATTTTTGTACCATTAATTGAATTTCCTGCAATTTCTCTATCAGTTATAGACCCAGCTTGGATTTTTCCTGTTGTCACAGCATTTGGCGATAATTCTGCGGATCCTATAGATAAGTCTAGTATTTGTCTTCCTGTTATAGTGTTATCTGCAATTCTATCGCCGGTTACTGCACCAAGTACTATTTTACTATTAGTTACAGAATTTGCGGATAACTCTACATTACTAACTTGACCCGCATTTAAAACAATATTTGTTACTGTAGTATTTGCTCCTGGAGAATATAAATCCCAAACAGATTTATCTGTTCTTAAAATATAACTCTTTCCTGATACAATTACTAAATCTCCGGGATTATAGTATGTTACATCTGAGGGCAATGCTCCTAGTGTTTTTATTCTTGCGGTACCTGCATTTGCCGTATATTGTGATATTGTATTCCATTGGGATCCTGTATAGATATACAGGTCAGCGTTCGCCCCAGTTTTTGTGAATAATGTATATGCATTCGCGCTTGCAGGCAATGCGGTTCCTGCAGATATTCCACTTCCACTTCCACCTGAAGCACCACCAACATAATTGCTTAAATTTTGCCATGCTCCACTTATGAATATATACGCGGTAGTACCTACAACAACTGTTCTACCTGAATAGTTTGTAGGATCCCCTACCGCAGGCAATACGGATAATACATCTAATCCAGATGGGGCGCTTGATGTTATAACACTTGATAATGTTTTCCATGCGCCAGATATAAAGAAATAAGGCAACGCATTTGCTGTTTCATAATATAAAGTACCCTCGGGTGCTGTTGCTGGTCTAACTGAACCAACAGTTATTGCGGTATCGCCTCTGAATTTAACCCATCTTGAGTCTGATCCTGCGGCCCTAGCAATTGGAGCATCTGCCGATAATCCCGTACCATTGCCTGTAGGATATGAGGAATATATCCAAACATCTCCTAGATAAAATACTATTCTTCCCTGAGAATTTCCTGTTGTTGGTAATGCAGAAACTACAGGTACTCCGTTTACTGTTACTGTAGTATTACCTGTTCCGGTGGTTACCACAATATTAGCTGCGCTTATTCCACCAGTAAAACTAGTAATCTGACTATCCACATAGCCCTGTGTAGATAATGCAGAACCAAACCAAGTAATAGTACCATTTTGATTTAGATATAAACCTTCTTGTCCATTTAATGCAAACCCAATTTCTCCGGTTTGAGGATTATATATCCCAGTACGCTTGTCATTTTCCCATGTATATCCTGGCGCAAATTGATTATCATTACTAAACGAAGTTACTTGTCCTCCAGTATATAAGGAGTTTAAACTATTGTTTATTTTAATGAACGAATCTCGTAATAGGTCACCTGTGCCGTCGTTGGCAGTAGTACCTACATTTACGTTTGAAAGATTTTTTAATGATGGCATAGTTAACTTAACTGTAAATGGTTTTTAATTTTCTGAAGCTCTTCCTTCAGCATATTTATTTCGTCTTGCATAATGGCAATTTGGTTTAATGTTTTTTTCTTTTGTTTATATTCTGCTAATGCGTGTAAATCATTATTTAGTAATGCAGACGTATAAGTATCTTTAACATAACTTAAATCATTCTCTACAGAAACAAATCGTTCATTCATATTATAGTACCGAAGTTGCTGTTAAGTTTTTAATTTTAGGTAAGTATGTTGGATTATTTGAATAAAATACTACCTTAATTTGATACTGTGCAAAATCTGTATAGGATGCAGTGACGGATACATTTGCCGCTATATTTGCTGCACTAGTATAACTCAGTGAAGGTTCAAGTAATCTATATACTTCCTGATTAAATTTTGTATCACTTACGCCTACGAATGTTTTTTGTCCTGGTGCATATAAAGGTAAACGCACCCATGGTCTATTTTTAATTCCACTTACAAAAGAACCATCGTTTCTAGATAACACTCTTCCATATACTTCAATATCTGTTCCTATTTTTCTATTAACATCTACCTTAACTTCTAACCCCGTAGAATCAAATCCTTCTTGTAAAGAAATTACTTTACTAACATATCTTGATCTTGCTGTGCCATCGTTTGGAGCTAATTCGCTATTTGATATTTCTGCAGTATAGGGTTTAACCAAAGGATTAAATGCTTGTACAGATATTAATTGCTGATCTAATAGAGGACTTACGTCTTCATTTTTTGTTGTCATAGTGACTTCTAGAACAATATCTCCTTCTGCTGCTGCAACTTGTCTTCCGTCAATTTTTGCAAGGCTTCCTGCAGCAATAGAATTAAAACCAGATTTTATTCCAGAGCCTGCCTGGGTTGTTTGTATCTTATAATCAATACCTGCAGTTCCACCAAAATTAATTTCTGTACTTAATAATCTAAGTCTACTAAATTCTGTACTAGTCAATGCAGGTGTTTGCATTTTAAATGTAACAGATCCTGTTTGAAATTTTGCTTTTCTTATAACAAACGTTAAATCTTCATTTGCATCTCCCACCCAATCCCCTGTATTCTGCGGTTTAAATAATAATCCAGCGAACGGTTGTTTTACTGTTTTTCCGTCGCCTTGTTTTGCTGAAAACAGTTGATACTTATCAGATTTAGTTGTTACGCAAAATGCGTATTCTCCTGGTCTTAAAAATATAGGGTAGAGAAATGTAAATACTGTAGCAGGTGTGTTCCCTGTAGCTGAATCAAACACATTAACATCTGCAGGATTAGCCATTACAAAAGATCCAGAATAATATTCTATTGTTGATGGTTTACCATTAACCATTGGTCGTAATTCTACACCAATTGGTAATTTGTCATCTTTTGTATAAAAATATAAATTAATTCCAGTAACAAATATTCCAAGCGGATATTTTGCTGCATCAACTACAAATGTTTGAGCTAACGGGTCCAATCTTGCTTGTGTTGTATTAGGCAGTACAGAAGATCCTGATGGAGAAGTTCTGATTTTTTCCATTGTTCTTAATGATATAGTACCACCTTGTTCTGTATCTACTTGATTAAGACCATGGTTCATGAATATAGATTCAGATATATATTTGCATGAGGCAATACTACCTGGTGCATCGCCAAATGTTATCATCATTTCGCCAGCAAGAAATTTATATTTTCCTTCCATACTAGGAATATAAAGATATCCTCCTGCATTTCCCAATTGATCGGTTACAATTGGATCACTAATCAACGCTCCTTTTGTGGATGGTGCACAAAATTTGGTTATATCTACCCCATTACAATATACATATATTGTAGTATTTGGTGGCATCATAGAAACACTAAACCCTAATAACTGTGAGCTTGAGTATATTGGTATTTGCTGATTATCCCCTGCAACTACATTTTGATCTTGAATTTGAGCCATTTGTTTTTCCTACTAATTATACATTAATTTATTACCATCCGCCAATGTCGGCTAAATCATTGCCTAAATCATTGACAGAGTCTATTGCACCTTGACCAACCTTGCCTACTTCATTTACAACATGTGATACATCTTTTGCTATTTCTGGTGCTATCTTAATTGCCACATATGTAATCGCAATCGCAGCTGCTACTTGAGGAACTCCCCAAGAACCTGCAAAGAATTCTGATATGCCTGCAGTCGTTGCCGCTGTTGTTGATGCTGCACCGGCGGTGGCACCTGTTTCTGCTACTCCTAATCCTTCGACAACATATCCTGTGGAATATGCACCTTCTACAGATGCTGCAGTTGTTGCCCCTACAGTACTTGTAACTGCAGTGCCACCTCCAACTCCTATAGCACTTGCTGCACTTTCACCATAATATCCTTCTAATGCAGTTACCGCTGAGGATGTTGTATATGATGTTGTGCCTGCTCCTGCGGTTAATGTAGATACGCTAGATGCATATGCATATTCAGCTTGTGCAGCAACCATATTTTGTGCAATTGCTACTTCATATGTAGTATATAGTTCAGGATTTGCAACTATAAATTCTGCACCAACTTGTCCTGCTTCTGCTTCCATTGCTGCGATTGCACTAGCAGACGGTGCACCATTAAGTACTGTGCCTATTCCTGTACTTACTCCCAATCCCGATTGTGTTGTAACAACAGTATTAAATACGCCTATACTATCCAAATAAGAAATTGCCGCATTCCTTAAATATGATATTGCACCATTCATTGCCAATTCCGCACAATACGCTTGATAACTTATCCAGGCAGATGCTGATGCTGCTGCTGAAGATAAACTTGCCCATGCCGCGGCAAACAATCCTGCCTGGTATGCGTAATATCCTGCAATCAATAATGCTCCAGTTAGTAATAAATTAACACCTCTTCCGTTAGATCTTGAAAGTTGTGATCTGCCTCTACCATCATTTATACCTGCAGGATTTGGATTGACAATACTATTTGCTTCTAATTGTGAGGCAAATACTTCTTCCACATATGGCATACTAATTATATCGCCAATTTTTGATATGCTCGTTGTAGGAATAATTCCAAAGCCAATATCAGAAGAATTCATACCCGGGTAACAAGTTTTGTTTTTAGTATCTATTAGACATACAAAAGTACCAGAAGTTATATCACCTTTATCGGTTGAAGTAAAATCTTCAACCAAGATCCCAGATTTTAATAACGATTGTCCATTATCGTTAGTTATCACACCTTTAAGATTTGCAATTTCTATAGCATGCAATTTTACTTGTTTATCTAGATTAATTGCGAGCTTTTCAATCTTACCGATATCCCGCATAGTATATCGTCTATTATCATCGTATGTTAAAATACAATCAAATGCATTAACTGTGTAAGGTGGAATAGTAATCGTTGCTATACTTAATTTGGACAAATCCGAATTATCTACAGCATTTACAGGACTAATAGATGCTATTCCTGATTCTAAATGAAAACAATTATAAGGAGAATTAAAATTTTGTAAATTATTTGTTACATATAATCTATCTATTCTACCTATTAAATATGTTACATCTGCTTCGGTTATAACATCGCTAATAGGGATTACTGCGGTATTATAATTTTGATACATGGAATAATCCACTCGTCTTGGTCTAAAATCTAAACAGTCTCTTAGATCATAAGAAGAGCCATCTGTGACCGATCTATAGATTGGAATTTGACCATATATGTTTGAACTATATGATTCTACAGTTAATGGACCTTCGCCAGTATGGGTAAAATACGAATATGTAATTAATACATTACCCGGTATTGCACTTGTACCGCCTATAAATTTTACAGTTCCATGATCGTAAAAATTATCTCTCTGTCCATTATCTAAAACATAATTTCCGAGACTTTCTGTTTTAATAATATTCCAAGTATTAGTATTATAAACATATACATTTGAAGATGGTGCAACAGCTATGTAAGGAGTACCATTTAATGTTACAATATCATTATAGTTATAACTAGCAGATGATGTCCAATTTCCTAAATATTTTCCTACATTTGATAACTTATATACTCCAGTAAACCTAAATATATCTGATCTAGCTAGGTCGTATTCTTTTTCTGCCGCAGTAATATTTACAATTGTATACACTTGATCTACTAACGTTTTTGTTCTGATTTGTGTATTATCATTTTGTATTTTTAAAGATATGTCTGCAATACCCGTAAAGGAAGGATCGCTTAAATCAAATGTTACTGTTGCTCCATTACCAGTAACAACCACAGATCCTTTTTCAAAATTATATGGACCCAATGCAATATTTGCTGTTGCCCCGGATTTGACAAGTACAGTAAAATTTGATCTAGCAGTACTAGATGGGATCGTTCCATCACCTAATGCAAGTGTTTCTGGAGCAGATAGAGTTTTACTATAAGTACCCCCGGTAAAAATAGCATTGTTATATACTTTATTATATTGAGTTTTAATATTTCTTAAAGTCGTTAGATATTTTTTATTTACTGGATATACGAGTTTATCTGCGGATATTTGATCAAATACTTTAATAGCATTGGAACTATCTAATCCTATAGGATCTGCTATATCTGCATAGAAAAATGGCGAACCGTATGTTGCAGAAGTTCCTTGGTTAGTAAGTTCATTTGAAACCCCAACGATACTTTTAACTTGTTGCACATTTAATAATCCATCGATAAATGGACTATTGTTAATTACCTGAAGATACGATTTGGTATTTGATAATATTCTTGAAGAATCGGAAGTACCGCCATTTTCTGCAGCTAACGCAAATGCTTGCTTAACTTTTGCAATATCCCTACCATTGCTATTCCAATAATTCCACCAACTTGCAACTCCTGCAACATCGGGTTCTCTAAATAATCCATAATGAGCGGTACTTGCAGGGCCATAATTACCCAACAAATCATTATTAGTATATAGTATATTTGCAATATATTGTCCTTCATCTGAAGGGATATTATACTTAGAAGACCATGCTGACCAAGTCGCAGGTGCTTCTGTTACTGGAGCGTAGTAATTATAGAAAAATTTGAATATTGTGTCTTTTCCTAAAGACGTATCATACTCTAAATTTTTAAAACTTACAGTACCTACTCTAGTAGATGAATTAGCAGGATTTCTTACATTGTGCAATTCTAAAAAATTTGCGCTTGCAACAGTATGTTGCGGCGGTATTAATAGATATTGAACATTAGCAACCTTTAAATAGTTGCCTTGTATAGTATTAATATTATATCCTGTTTTTGTCTCAGTTTTTGTCGATTTTGGAATGATTAATCTAGTAGTACCTACAGTTTTTACAGGATACCCACCTACATATGCTTTACCTGGGCCTATATTAAAATATAAATTAGGATTGCCATCCACAATTTGCCTAGGAGTAATTTGAAATTGATCTACAATATAACTTCCGGATTCATCATATGTTCTTTCTGCAAGTTTCTTTTCTAAATTACTATCTACAGATAATTCTCTTAGATATTCAATATCCCCTTGATTAAAATTAATCAATGGAATTAAATCTTTACCCGTAGTATTACCTGATTTTATATAATCTGATACGCTTTTTTGTAGAGTATCTACACTTGCTAAAGATAAATCTATTTTTAATCTATCTGCACCCGCTGCAAAATAATTAGAACTTTCAAATGCGGGATCTAATAAGGAAGGATCATCTTCACTTGTGATAATTTGTTGGCCGGTTAAAAATGCAATTAATTTTGTGGGATATGATGTTGTTTTATCGGGCACAATTTTAGATAAAATGTTTGTTACAAAATATCCATACTTATAAAATGTTGCAACATCTTGCGTAACGATTGAAGTCGGATTACACGATTTTGTAACAAAAGATATTGTTTCTCCACCTATTGCAATTCCTGGTTCAGTATTAATAACTACTTCTAAAGTATTTGTAATTGCTACAACATATAATGGTTTAGTTATTGCAGGATGAACTAATAAGTCACCCACAGATATCAATGTTGTTGGGTTTGTAAATGTTACAGTTCTTGAATAAGGAGATACTGTAGATATTGCATTTTTTGTAATATCTGTACTTGTTCTTGCTTTAAAGTTGGGTGTCGACTCATTTAAAGCATCTGTGTAATCTATATAAAAATATAAATCCTCAACGTCGGATATACCAAATATTCCATTATTTGTAGAATTAAATTTCTTTAAGGATATTACTATTGACGGAGGATCTCCTAAGTCAGGATCATCTGCAGTATATACAAATTCCACATACCCAATTAAATCTTTAGTTGTTCCGCCTGTTACATATGTTCCTAAAAAATTATTAACATCTATAGGAACACCCCTACTATCTAAAGGGTTTAATCTAATATTTCTTGCATCTAGATTTACTATAGGTTTAGGACCTATTACTTTGTCGGCATCTGAGAAAAGAAAATCACCAACTTGTTTTATTTGATTTTGTAATATACTTTGAGATTGTGTTAATTCTCTAGATTGTACTGCAACACCTGGTTTGAATAATACCTTAACGTAATTTTTGGTTGCGTCAAAGTCATCAAAGTAAGGTGAAACACTTGTTAAATCCGCCATATCTTTTCCTTAAAATTCTAATACAAGATGTAGATTATCTGTTTGGTTTATTAATCTAGTTAACGGAGGTTTATTCTCCACATAGATTATATCGCCGGTATTTTTTATTACTTCTGCTACGATTGTATTTGCAACAACTGCAGTTGCACCAGAAGTTTTGCCTAGTACAGTTTCGCCTATACTAAATTTTTTATAGTTACTTGTCAAATCAAAAGACTGTATATATTTTAAGTATCCATTACCAGAAACAACATTAGAAGTAACTACATACGCATTTGCATTTGTATTTTGACCTTCTAAAAATTCATTATTAGAAAAACTACCATTTATTGAAGTAAGTCTTAAACCTGCTAGACCACTTAATGTTGCTGTATTTGCATTGGTGTTATAAACATTCTTAGGATTTTTTATTAGACCTAATTGTCTAAAGGTAAATCCTGCAGGGAAATCTCCATATCCTTCATTATATTCTGTTTTAACATTTAGCATAACAAAATGTGCACCCAATTCTAAAACAGGATCTGCACCATGTCCTAGCAAAGGACTTATTATTGGTTTTATGTTTCCAGATTTTCCAGAATTCTGCGTATCATTTAATGTTGCGGAAATAAAATTATATCCTTTTCCGGGATTAATATATGAAAAATCATATAAAACTCCCAAATTTTGTCTAGCCTTTATGTCTGCATTAGCACCATCGCCTTCAATAGTAACGTTTGTAAATACTGAATAATTAGTACCGCCATTGTATATCTTAATATTTTCAATTCCTCCTGGCACTGCAACTGCTGCAACTGCATCATTTTTTCTAACAGGCATCCAATTAGTTGTTAGAAATTTTAACTTATCAGATGTTGAAATTGTATATAAGTATTTCCACTTATAATTATCCGAAGTTTTGAATATGTTTAAACTTTGACCTGTTGGTTGCACGGTAGACTCTGAACCGCCAGAGTTATCTATGCATTTATATACATCTAAATCTTTGTTCACCGCATAGAAATTTTTATCCAACAAATTTTCATCATCGTGTGCATATTCTGCGTATACAGTTTTAAATTGCCAATCTATACGTTTAACAACACTGACCATATTGCCCGGAGTAATTTGTTTTAAGCTAACAATATTGTCCCATATACTAGGTTCTAGTTGTAGGTTATCCCTTATACCTGGAACATCTTCATTTGCATTCCAAGGACCAGGTTTGGATAAAAACATATACAAAGAAACATTCCCGGAAGTATTAAAACTATCTAGGAAATTTTTTGCATTAACTAATTTGAATTTATTGGTTATTATATTCGGCATTTATTATTTATTATATGTTATACAATGCTGATACTGCATCTACTTTTAGAGCAGTTATTGTGGGTGTTGATATCTCGCTAGCATCTAATTTAGAAATATCTGCAGTTATAACTGCAAATGTTTGTATTTCTGCATCGTTTGTAGCAGCGGTTACAATTTTAGGAGTATTAGACGGCAATGTCTCATTATTTATTTCACTAAAAATACTAAGTCCTGCAGGATGTAGCATTGTTTTTATTGCACTGCCCCATTCCTCGATGGATTTTGATGACCGAATAACATATGAAAAAGGTTGATAATATGCTGCAGATCCTTCTGGTGCAAAAGGCGTTCTTCCCTGTAAAAATATACTTTCAGATAATTGTCCCGATGTATCTTTCCAATATCCATTTTTTATAGTAATACTGCCTATGTTAGAAACAAGATCTGCTTTATCTAAAAATGAGATATACGCATTTCCCGAATATGCACCTGACGATGCCAAAAATGTATTTCCTGAATCTAAAATCCGTATCAATGGACTCGTAACCGTTTCATCCGGAATACCTATATAGAAATATGTAGGTTGATCAAAAATAAAATTATCTCGTATGGATAAAGTAATACTTGTAGTATTGCCTGAGGTTGCTGGGAAGTTCCCTTTTAATGATGCTATACCATTAAACCTGCTTATGTCAACAACTTGGGGATATCTCTCTGTGGGATAAGGTATTATTTGGTAAGGGTATACCACACCATTTGGTATATTATATGTTGTTAATGTTATTGTAACACTTTCCCCTTCCTTCACATCGCCTTTATTTGTTGTCAAAGTTAATGTGGGGATTATAGCTACAGATGTATCTTTTATGGTAACAGTTCCCGATACAACCAATGAATATGAAAATTCTGGGCTTAATAATAAAACTGCTGTAGAATCTCCTTGTGTTTTTTGATCTTGTAATATCGGAAAGGAAATATTTGCAGATGTTACACCCACAACGTTGGATGATACGAAAGTTAATAATCCTGTCACATTCCCATACCCAAGACGATCTTGACTTACGCCCAATAATCTGTATGGAACAACTGTACCTGGAGTTAACCCCGATGCAGTGAGATTAAAGTTTGCATATTGTCCTTCTCGTATAACAGACGGCGTGGCATTTATAGAAAAATTAACTATAGATGTAACAACAGTTTTAGAAGTATCCTGAATCGTTACATTTATACTTTCGTAGTTTCCTGTACCTGTCAATGTCAATAATAATGTTTCATCATATTCTGTCAAAAGATCATTTTTTGCTACAAACGATACAGAAGCTAACCCGCCAAATACGACAAAGTTTCCTATGAGAGAAGGATTGCCTAAAAAATCTTGACTTGATATACCTGTACCAGTAATTGCAAAAGGAACACGAGTACCGTCTGCTACATTTGTCGTATTTAAATTTACAGTTATCGTATCGCCTTCGTTGACATACGCATTCGGTGTTGATAAGATATATGTTGCTGTCATTTAAAATCCTGGATATTTAAATCTAATTGATTTAGCATCTGGTATAGCTGTTATTATTGCAGTATGCGAAGTATTATCGACTGGGCTGAATACGTTTCCCGTATAATTTACCTTTATATTTTTGCCCTTTACTATTCCGTGAGCTAAAGGAAAAGATACAGTAACTTGTCCTCGTTTAATATCATACCTACCAAAAAGTGGAACAGTAGGATATCCAGGATCTATACTAGTATTGGCTGAATAATTTAATCCAGATTCTAATACTTCAATACTGGTAATTGACCCATATCTATTGACTTCTTTTATTTTTGCTTTAGCAAGAACACCTGTGCTATCTGTTATTGTTAAATTTGTATTTTTTGCATATCCTAATCCGCCATCATTAATTTTTACTCTACTGAGAACGGCATATGTTTTTGCGTTTATTTGAGATGTAACTCTTTCGCCCGCACTCAATGTAACTACTTTAGTAGCATACACGAGTTCTTCATTTAGGAATTCACCTCGTATACTTCCTGGCTCTAATGTTAATTCATATACATCATTACCAGACAAATCAATTTTAATAACTTTACTTACAACTGCTGATGCGTTTGATATAGATCCTATAACTATCGTATTTTCAAAATCAAATAAATTTTGTTGAATGGATAATTGCTTTACTCTTAATGCTTCGGGGATAGTCCATTTGCCGTCCGACGGTTTTAGTACAATATCATATGGATAGAAAAAGTCTATAGATTCTTTATATAAAATATTGAACAACATTCTATAAGAAGGCTCTGTGCCCTTTTTACTATAAATTTCTCTTATCTTTTTTACTAGTAATCTATTATTAGTAATTTTAGATTTTGATAAATCGTTTGCATAATTACTAATAAATCTTTCTATCATTTCTTCAGCTGTTGTGTCTATGTCTGCATACTTTGTAATATCTTGCAGCACTTCTTGTGCCTGATAATCTTGTTCAAGAAACTCATAATAAGCTTTTATAAAGGTAACAAACATCTCATATTCTTCTTGTACAAATTCTGGAAATTGATTTGGTACTAGAATTGATAATTTATTTTGTATTCTTTTAAATGGATTTTCTGCACCTTCTCCATTGTATAAAGTATAAATGATAGGATCTTTATTTTTTGCAATATTTTGATAACTATCCGGAATATAAAATTCACCAACAGTTCCATAGAAAGTAAGAACTCGATAGATACCCCTACCGCCTCTATCGAGATCTTCTTTTATTGCTTCACCGCGAGTAGTAAACAGCGGATAAAACCAACCCTCTAAGTAACCAACATAAGTATCAGGTGTCGATACCCCATATTTTTTTAATGGCCCCAATAATTTTTGAGGGACAAATACGTCTTCTATCATATTATACTGTTACCGTAACGACTAGTCCAGATATTTTCTTAGATGTAGTATCTAAGGTCCCATCATCTATAACCAATATCAAATCTTTAGATGCATTAATATCCAGTTCTTCTATTTTTGCATATATTCTTATATCGGTATTATTTTCTATATATCCTGCAATTTTTAGTTTTGGTATTGATACAATACCCATATTATAATCTACAGTACCTATATTTTGTGAAACTAAGGAATCTGTATAGAAATCATATAGATTTAGTGTGCTTATAGTTTCTGTAGTTATAACATCTTTTACATATACAGTTTTTATATCAGTATTTATTCTATAATAAAACGCTGTAGAAATAACACTTCCAGACATTAACGGATTAGCAAATTTTATTGCATTAGTTCCATTATATGTGTTTGTGATACCTACAGTTGGTACTATACGTTTTTGTATTTTAAAATTAGTTATATTACCTATAATTGAAGAATCAACTAAATCTATATTTTTAGATAATTTAGAATAAATAAAACTTTGATTAAATTTTTGTAAATCTGTACTAAAGTAATCGTTAATTTTTGCTTTAACTAATGTAGCAATTTCGTTAGCATTATATCTTGAATTTTTAGGATCAAATTTTACTTTAGTATCTAATGAAATATACAAATAATTAGGATCAACGAATTCAGGAATAACAGTCATCATTTTTTTTTCTTGAAGAATATCCTGTTTAATTCTATTTTTAATTTCAGTATTAATTGTATATCCTGCATACGGTTTTAATGATATAATAACTTTCCCATATTTTGGTGGCACATTATCCTCACCACCCCATACAGCTATAGATTCTACCAATGGATAATTAGATTCGATAATTGCCTTATAATCGTTTGCAGTTACTGCGCGATTAAATGATGATAAAAATCTAGGTGCCTTAAATTTAATTTGTTCTATAGTGTCCCCGTTATTGCCACCCGATGAATTTTGTGTTGCTAAAATAGAACTTCCTACTTGCACACCGCCGATTGTAATGCCAAGTGAAAAATTTTGTTCTATATTACTGGATACATTACATATGGTACCATTACTAATTAAATATTCAATCTTAACAAGACTTCCTGGTTTTAATTTTTTACCTATTGTGTCATCGCCAAAGAATATTTCATAATATCCTGTTGGATTTTGTTCCAAGTAATAAACTTGAGATAACGGATCAACTGCTTCAAGGCCACCCGCTTGAACGTATGTTACTGTTGTTAAATCTGAATATGAATTTTGTACTGTTACTCTAATTGTTGTAGTATCAATATTTAAATTTGGTATTGTATATCTTTCGTCTGGCCCCGAAACATCTACTCTATAAGTATATGATAGAGGAGACCCTTCAACGATAGAAACATCTGAGAATAAATATACGCCATTGACAGGCTTAATTGTTACAGGATCTAGATTACAAAAAGAATAACTTATTCCATTTATTGAAGTTGTAAACGGCGAAAATTTTGGCAAGGTTAATGTGGGAGGCGAATTAATTGGATCTGTTACAGTAAAACTAATCTTTGCTTTTGCACTTCTATAGGATAGCGGTGTATATCCCAAATGTTTTGCTAAGGATATTGCTGAAGATTTTTTAACTGCGGAATCTAAGAACATCTCATTAGCAACCATATTTGCATAATATGCATTGTAATGAGTATTGTAGGATAAAATATCTAATAGTATAGATAAACTAGATGCATCAAAATCATAATCTTTAAAGATTAATGATCCATCTTTATCTCTATAGTTTGTTAGAAATTGTTTTAGATTGACTTTAATATCATCAAAGTCTAATTCTGCTAATCTGTAGTTTGCCATTTATCGTACTCTACTTAGTAAAGTTGTAATTGTTATTGGTCTATCTGAATTTTTTAACGTAAAATTAATTGTAACAACTAGTTCATTTGTTTCAGAAGATTCTGTTATTGTAACGTCTATTAATCTTACTCTTGGTTCGTATGTATTAATAGTGTCCTCAATGGTTCTTTTCATAGCAACATTAACTGCCGCACCAAAGGGTTCAAATAATAATGTATGTGCCTGTGTGCCGATTTCTGGATGAAATGGGCGCTCAAAATTTTTAGTTTTTATTAAATTTTTTAGAGCGGTTTTTATTGCATCTTCATCTGTTTTTAGATAAAGATCTTTTGTAAAGGGATTTATTTTAAATGATAAATCCAAATCTACAAATTGTTTTACTGCTTTTGTTAGGGCCATAATTGATATTTATTATGCTAGATTTACTAATTTACTATACTTAGATTGGTGATTTACAAATGTTTGTACTGGAGGGAAGCTAGATTCTATCAAATAACCATTACGTGACAAGAATGATATATGTATCCACACCACTCGGATTTTATCTGTACCAGAATATGTCTCATATTCTAATAAACACTGACGATGTGGGACATTTTCTACTATCCATGCTGCTATATCTTTTACAGAATTTACGCTTCTACTAGGGAAAACTATATCTGCCGCCCCTCCTATATTGTGATCGCTCGAATTGCCGCCAGATCTAAAACCACTACTAATTTGCATATCTGGATATTTTGCTCTTATTGGTTCGAGGCAATTTTCTGCTAATTGAATTAGATTACATACAATATCTTTTTCTTGTAGTCCTCTTTGAGCTTGTAGACCAACTCCAAATTTACCAACCAATAATTGACCAAGTGTAAAATTCTTAGATAATTTAAACGATCTTGGAAAACTATTATTAAACTTATTACATATGTCGCAATTAACTTGCGCTACGCTTATTGAACCTGTAGATTTACTATTAGGTGCAGCTAAATCTTTAGCGTTTGGCTGTAAACTAATATTATTAGAGATATCGCCTTTTAATGAACGAGTTTTACTATATGCAGTCGCCCCAGATTCTCCTGCATCAAATAAGAATGAGTCATCGTTTAATGCTTTTCTTTGCAATACAGGTATCGGTGTAGTGTTAGGTGTTTTCTTATCTGGCGGAGTTAGTATTGATAATAATATTTCTTTGATGGAATTTGCACCCATTTTAGTTTTAACAGACAAGGCATCCATTAATAAAGAAATACCGCCTTTCAAACTTAACGTATTTGCGCTTCCTGTTTGTAGGTTAAGGTCTTTATTAGATTTGATGTTTATATCACCACCTGTTGCATATATGTTAACACTTTTACCTTGCAAATTAATTGCACCTTCTGATACAATATCTAAACTATTTTTTGCTGTTACGATTGCCGATTCTGCAACTACTGCCATTGAACCCGCCGCTTGTACTAATGCATCTCCATGTCCTGTCACAGATACAGAACCTTCTACTTCTATTTGTGCATCATCTTTAACTAATATAGTTGTTTTGCCCTCCACCGTTAGACATTGTGCGCCTTTTACATATACAAAGTTATTACGATCTATTACTTCGTAATTGTCCCCCACTACTTTTCTAACCATTGTGCCATTAACATCTATTTCAATGTAAGTGCCGGTTTTATGAAATACGTGTAATCGTTCGGCGTTTGGAGTATTATCTATTTCAATTACATGTCCTGCCTCAGTTTCAATAACTTGATTGTATGGATATGCTGCACCATACGCAGATTCTGGTTCATCCCAAGTTTGATCTGTTCTACCTAACGGAATATTCTCTATTCTTTTATTTTCTTTTATTTGAAATAATAAATGAGATCTATCACTTGTTGCTAATTTATTAATATCGGATAATCCGACATATTCATATTTTGGATATTTTTTATTTGGATCAGTAAATCCTTTTACTTTTGCTAGATCTTCGTTATTAAGAGTGGATGTCTGCGGTAAATAATTTCCTGCTTCTTGATATTGTCTTATAAATTCTGTAGCATCCCCACCCAATACAGAATTCCCGAGTGTAAAATATTTTTCTGCTCTTTGTCCTGCAACATCTTTTTTATCTAGTTTATCTGCATTCTTTGCTCCCATAACGTGAGCCGATGCTATTAAACCGCCAACAATTTTATAGTCATCTGTTTCTTGTATTTTACCCAAACGAACTAACGTGTTATAGTTATTTTGCGTATTAGAAAACATAGCGGTTTCTTGTTCTGCAGTATTATTAATAAAATCTGCTTTAGACTTAATCCCGTTTAAGTTATTCCAAAGGCTAGGAGTATCTAATATAGTATTACTAATGATACCACCTGCGGGTCTTTGTACGTATCCCAAATCTATAAGCATAGATGCAGTAAATTGATATTTACCTAACTCACCGTTATCACCTATTTTTGTATACTTATTGTTTGATAATTCTGCACCTAATGCTTCAAATATTAAATTTAAGTCTTGCGTTTTTAAAGGTTTTAATGTATCAGTTTCCAATAATACATCATCTGCTGAACTTATAGGGTTTCCCTGTTGGTCATATATCGGTTTGCCCGTTTGATCTTTGATATAGTTTTTAGCTGTTAAATTTTGTGACTGCGTAGATAATGCTTCTGCAGTTGCTAAAGGTTTGCCTGCAAGTGTACCCATAATAACGGGTTTTTGTGCCTCGTCGCCGTCTAAGAAAAATCCAACTACCCAAGATCCGGTTACAATGCCCACAGGAGCAGACCCTACACCCGATGTTGCTGCAGATGTTATAGGTTGTACGGGTAACGCCCATGGTAAAGTGTTTGTAGGCATTATAGTAATATCTTCAGTATGCCAACCAAATACCCTTACGCGACATCTTCCTAATTTTTCAGGATCATCTCTGTCCTCAACTACACCTGTCCACCATATTGTTCCCATTATATAGTTTCCTTACTTGAAAAAGAATCTTTGACGCATGTCATAGCAATCGTGTGTGTTTTAAAGTTAATCTTATGTGTCAATCCTGTTATCAAATAATTACCAGAATATAAATGATCATTTTTATTAGTGTTTTTACTTTCGTTGCCAATAGCACCAGGATCTTTTTTGGGTATTTTTATCTTAATAAAATTTCCAACTTCTATATCTGTTCTGCCCGATATAACAATTTCCATATTAAAATTTTGTAATTCTAATAGATTCGATCTTCTATTACCATATATGTATTTTACTTTTGTGTCAAAATTATTATCTTGATTATCATACAATTTAGAATGACTATAGTTTACTTCTATGTGATTTGATGGATTTACAAAACTTGCTTTGTTAAACATTGGCTCTGGGTTGCCTTCAGAATGCTTATAATTACTAAATTTTTCTATATGATTATAGTTTACAGTCTCATACTGTTTGTTATATAAATCAACATCTACGATTCTACTAGCAAAATAACCAGATAAGTTATTCGATACTTGGTCAAACGACTTATTAATCCTTAAAGATTTTATCGCATACATAGCTTTATTACGTTCTTCAGAACCTAGTGAACTTATAAAAGCCTGCGAGTATACATATTCTCCTATGGATAACGTATCTGCTGCATTAAAAATTTCATCCATACTTCCAAAATAAAATCCTTTGGTTGTTTCCCAAAATAAGTAATTTGCTGCTGTACTATTTTTTGGAAGTGTTTTACTTGCCACCCAATTTATACATTCTATAGGGCTCCATCCCGGTGATGTAAATTTTATAGTATTATCACTTTCTCCTAGTATGGTCAATGAAGATTTTCCGCCAGTATCGGGTTCTCCTGCAAGTCTGACGTTACGTTCATCCTGCATATATCTAAAAAATAATTCTTGAATTACTTCTTCGGGTTTTCCCTTAAATTCTTTAAATATGCCGGCATTCAAAATATCATTAAATTGTTCAACAGATGAAAAATTTAATTGATATACTAATGTACTTCCGTCATTTACATAATTTTTATTTTCTAAACCATAGATACGAAATGCCTTGGATATTGCATTATCTAACTCAAGCCCAGGAGTTACAAATGTTAGTATTAAATATTCGCTTCCATCTATTTGAAATTCTTGTATTAAATTTCTACTATCAGATAATAATAAAGTGCCTGTAAGTACAGGAGAAAATATATTTTCCATTAAATTTAATTCTATCAAATAATCTTGCAATGGCAAAAAATTTCCCGTATTAGGGGAAACCAACGCAAGATTTTTAATATTTACGTCACCTGGAAACGCAATTTGATCCATTATTTTTCTGCCAGTATGCTCTTATAATTGTTTAAAATATCTTGAACATATTGTTGCTTTAGTATTTTAATCAATCGGTAGCTTTCATTTTTACTTTCTGCAACTTCAAAATTACTTACATAATCTGAAATTTCTGGAGAAACCTTATATGCAATTGGTGTATTAATAGAATTGGGATCGTTGCTTTCAAATAATAATCTTATCGGGTTTTTATAAGATGAATCTTCGGTTAAAATAAAATATGTTTCTACTTGTTGTCCAGCTTTATTTTTTGCACTATTAATAGTAAAGATATTTTTATCTCCACCGTATTTGTCAGATACTGCTTTGTATAAATTTTCCTCGGATACGGGCCATTCGAATCTTGGATCAATTATATCGTTAATCATTAGTATCAACCAGTGCAAATCCTGAGTGCCATAAAACCTAAAAGAAATTTCTTCAGGTTTTTCGCCATGTAATACTTCATATTCTTCGAAATATATTGAGTTATCTCTATATTCTTTACTTAGTACAATACGTCTAAATATATCAATAACAACTTGTTCTGTTAAATTGTTATCTAAAGTATACGAAGTTTTTGGATAGTCGGCAAAAAGATTAGTAGCCATACTTTTCAATTCCTTCAGATGTCATTTGTTCTAGTTCCTGGAATGTTAAAGACATCCCTATTTCTGTAGGTGCGCCATCTTCAAATGTAGTGAATTGCTCACCACCATAATCAACCTGCATATCAACCAATGCACATCTTGCAAATTTATTTAAGTAATTATTTTCTTTATCTTTATAGTAATATTGTATATCAAATTCAGATGGGTAAATAAAAAATAATTTTCCAGATGTTAATTCCGGATGCATATGTACTTTAAACATTGTAATAATGTCGTGCACTCTGTCAGTTTCGGATTTGCTCTTTGGATAAAATCTATATTTGAATTGAAAAGATCTGTAATCTACTGCTTCGAATAATACTTCTCTAAAAGGATTTGTTCTAGTTTTAGTAGATAGTTCTCGTAAATTATTGAGAACACCCAATCCTGGTAATTTAGCAAATTCCGATAATGCTCTTGCCTGAATTTCTGGTGCTAGATTTTTTAATGTCCCTGCAGATGCTGCTGCTGATCCTTGTACCAATAGTCCAGTAAGAAATCCCATATCTCCACCATTATTATATCTTGTAGTATATCTAACGGTTGGTCTTTCTTCAAGATGTAACGCTACTACATCCTTTAGTCTATGTGTTGTTCCTATTTGTAATGCAGTTGCATTGTCCGTGACATTTTGAAATAATTTTGCACCTACTTTTCCTGCGAGTGCCGCTCCTGCAGTTCCAGCAATAGTTGTTCCAATATCAGCAAATCTAGTACCCGATCCTAATCTTGATAATAGATATGCAGATGCAGCAATCGTACCTGCATTATTTTGTACTGTCTTTATTCCTTGTACGATATCAACAGGTTGTAGATTTGGTCTATCCGCCGCTAGTGCGTCTAATCTCTTTTGCTCAGTGTCACTTACAAAATATTGTTTATCTTTGTTGTTTATGCCCAATCTGCCCTTATCTCTAACATTAATAAAAAATGCAACAAAGTGTTGTAAATCTGGTCTTACCCGTAAATCGTCCGGATATTGGTATGTACCAATTTTATATTCGGATTTGAAGTTTGATTTGATGGCATTCGACTTATCTAGACGTTGTTTTTCTGCTACAGCATCTTGCGGAATTCTAGTGGGAGATACCATAAATTTCTTATAAATATTGTTGGAACATAATTATTTATAACGGATGACGTACACCAAAACATACAAGGGAAAATTTAAAACCAAAAACCCTGCGAAATATAAAGGCGATATTACAAATATTGTTTATCGTTCATTGTGGGAGCTTAGGTTTATGAAATGGTGTGATCTTAATTCGTCCGTACTAGAGTGGGGGTCTGAGACGATTATTGTGCCCTATATATCACCCTTGGATAAAAAAGTCCATAGATATTTTGTGGATTTTTATATCAAAATTAAGAACAAAAATGGCGAAATCCAAAAATATCTTGTAGAAATTAAACCCGAAAGATTTACCAAACCTCCTGCGATTCCGGCAAAGAAAACAAAGAGATTTGTAGATGAAGTCTTTCAGTATGGTGTAAATGAGGCAAAATGGAAAGCCGCATTTGAATTCTGTAAAGATAGAAACATGACATTTATGATATTAACTGAAAAAGATTTAGGATTAGTAAATGGCTGATAATATATTTAAAGTAGTAAGTATGAAAAGGGGCGACGCTGAGAAGTCGTATACCTGGTATCGTAGCCAAGTTAGAAATTTAGGATCCGGAGTTACTGGAGTAAATCTTTTAAAAAATGAACAATTAACTACTAGTTTAGTCCCTGGAGAAATGTATCTTTTTATGTATGATCCTAAGCATAAAGCAACATTACCTTACTATGATAGATTACCATTGGTGCTTCCCTTTAGTTTAGTCCCTGGTGGATTTTTAGGAATTAATTTGCACTATCTCCCATACTTAGCTAGATTTAATTTACTAGGCGCTCTCACAGATCTAGCAACCGATAAAAGAACAGATCAAAAAACAAAAATACAATTATCTTGGCAATTACTAAATAGCTCATCGAGATATCATATGGCAACTGCGTGCGTAAAACATTATCTAAAGCCGCACGTCAGATCAAGATTTTTAAAAATTGATTTTAATGATTGGATAACAGCATCAATGTTACCTGTTGAAAACTTTGCTAACGCTAAAAAAGAAACTGTCTGGCAAGACACAAAAGAAAAATACAGTAGGTAATAAATGTCATACTTTTCACTAAGCAAATTTCAAACAGAAGTTAGAACGCGAGGCGTTGCTAAACAAAATAGATTTGAAGTTTTCATTAATACTCCTGCAAAAATATTAGAAAATGCAAGATTTAGAAATATAAACTTAGTTAGTTTATTTTGCGAATCCGCAAGTTTACCTCCTATAGGTATAGGGGTTAAACAACAACGAATATATGGTCCCGCGTATCAAAGACCATCTACAATAGATTATGGTGGCGATGGAATGGCAATGACATTTTTAATGGATCAACAAATGGACATTAAAGCGTTTTTTGATTGCTGGATGGCAATAGTTATAAATCCTGTAAACTATAACGTAAATTATCAAAGTGATTATGTGACAGATATTGGAATTTATCAATTGAATGAGAAAAACGAAACAACATATTCTATATTATTGACTGATGCATTTCCAAAATCATATAATTTATTAGAAGTCAATAACAGCAGTCAAAACAGCCTGCACAAATTATCTGTAAACTTTGTTTATAGAAAAGCTATTCCTAACCATGCGGGTGGATTAAATGATAAATTATATCCATACGATACTATTAGAAATGGCTCAATGATTGACACTGAAGCAACACCTGCCGAATCTGCAACAGGAAATTTTAACCGACTTACAAAACAAGCATTTTAATTATAGGAATTAAATCATGGCATTACCAAAATTAGAAACCCCAACATATGAATTGATCTTACCATCAACCGGGGAAAAAATCAAATACAGACCATTCTTAGTAAAAGAATATAAAATTTTATTAACAGCATTAGAATCGGACGGAGAAGAGATACACAGAATAATTGTGGATCTTGTAGATGTTTGTACATTCAATAAATTAAAGATGGACGATTTACCAAATTTTGATATAGAATATATCTTTTTAAATCTAAGAGCAAAGTCTGTAGGCGAAACGGCAAACCTAACACTACAATGTAATAATTGCGAGAATAAGATTAAATTTGATCTTGATATAACTAAAGCTGAAGTTAAAAAAGATCCTGAGCATACCACAAAAATTCTAATATCGGATAACATTGGATTAGAAATGCGCTATCCTAAATTTGAGGAAATGTTAAAGATATATAATAATTTTAAATCTGAAAGTGTTGTAGAATTGTTATGCGATTGTATCAGGAATGTATATACCGATGAACAATTATATGATGACTACACTAAGGAAGAATTGGTAGAATTTGTTAACGGATTTTCAAAAGCACAGTTTGGTTTATTAGAAACTTTCTTTTTAACTATGCCAAAAGTAGTACAGCATGTAGAACAAGATTGTTCCGAATGCGGAGCACATAATGAATTAAATCTTGAGGGTCTTCAGAATTTTTTCGTCTAACTCTTTCGCACGAAGGACTCCTTAATTATTATCAGCTTAATTTCTCATTAATGAATAATCATAATTACTCATTATCTGATATAGAAAATATGCTACCGTGGGAAAGAGATATTTACGTTACTATGTTAATTAATCACATTAATGAAGAGAATGAAAAACTAAGAGCAAAACAACAGAAGTAAGATATGGCACTACCACAAAATCCCCTAAGTGATATACTAATTCACAATACACTAAAAACTCAGAATGATAGTTTATCTGCACAAACAAAAGTGTTACATAAATTATCTGATAGTATTATGGATCAGAGAAAAGAGTTTTCTGAACTAAGAAAAGATATAAGAAATTCGCAAAGAGAATTCTTTCAGGGTAACCAGCAAGGAATGTCATCAATACAAAAGTATTTTGAAAAGTATAAATCTGATAATAAATCCAAAACTAAAGACGAATCCTCATCTACAGGATTTTTTAAATCTGCAATAAACAAATTATTTGGCCCATCTAAATATCAACAAAAGATGATGGAAGAGATAACAAGGGTACGAGAGTTAACAGAAACGACTGCCTTAAATATTAATTTCCTAAGACAAGCCAATGAAGAAGGTCCTAGAAAAAGAGAACGAGAGCTTCTCGCAAAGGCTATTGCGGAAAAATTGGGGATTGAAATAAAGGATTCTCAGAATGGAGGCGATGGCGAAAAAAGCGGAGGGTTCTTATCTAGTCTTATTAGTACAGTATTACAAGGTGGTACATTACTAGTAACATTTTTAGGTACTATCGTTGTTCCCATTCTAACAGGCATTATTACAACATTAGGATCTGTAGGTGCAGCAATAGTTGCAGCAGTTACGGCATTGGGAGAGATGTTACTCGCTGCAATGGGTTTAAATAGAATTGGCGGAATGGGCGGAGGAGCAGGAGATGTTGAAAGAAATAGAAATCAAAATGGTAGAGCCGGTGGTGGTAGAATAGGACCAAATGGATTACCAGAACTTGAAGGCCCTAGACAACCTAGAGACATGGGAACTTTGAAACAAAATGGATCCGGTGCATATGTTCCCGAAGGTGCCACAGGCGGTAAAGGTAAATTATTAGCAGGTATATTAGGTGCATTGGGGCTAGGCGCTTTAGCGGGAAGCGTGTTATATGGTACTTCTGATGGAGAACAAGAAACACTAAATAAAAATAAGGAAAACGGCGGTGGTGGACCTTTGAAATGGGACGATCCATCAAATCCTTTAAATAAAATTAAAAAATTCTTTACCGATCCTATGACAAGGGCGGGAGAAATAGACGCAGAAAACGAGAAAAAAGATAAAGAAATAAAAGAAAAAGATTTAGAAAAACAAACCGACACACTAGGTGATTATACTAAAAAGATGAATGAATCTATTAAAAATATGCTAACGAATTTTGAAGATCTTCCAAAGAAAATGGAAAAGGCAATTGTAGATAAATTAGTTGATGCAAAGGATTTTATTGTTGGGGAAATGGATAAGTTAGGCGAAATTAATTTCGGCACAGACGCAAATCCTCAGACTGTTAATTTACTACCGGGACTTGGAACTGCGGTATATGATACATTAAAAGAAGCATATGATAAAACTGAAGCTATGGCAAATAAGTTAGCTCCCAACGCACAAATGTTCAATCAATCTATTACACAAAACGTAACGAATGGTGGCACTCCTACTATTTCCGCAGCTCAGATACAAGCAGAAGGAACAGGAACTAAAATGATGGATATGTTTAGAACTCGCCGAGGTATAAGATAGAAAAACCCCGCACAGGGCGGGGCTAAACCAAGGGGAGCTGGTTTTAATCTTCTGCTAATTTAGCAAAATAAGATAATGAATCATCGTCATTATCAAAGTCTACTTCCTTAACAGGCGCCTTAACAGGTGCCTTTTCTGTCTTAGGTGCGAATGATCTTGTAGGAACATCTTCATCCAAGTCAACATCTGCCGCAGGTTTTACCGCTGCTGTAGACGCACCATTCAATCCCATGACCATTTCGAATTTCTTCTTCAATTCGTCATATGACTTAAAGTGTTTTTCATCTAAGAACTGTGTCAAAGAATGTTGCTTGTTCCAAATACCTTCTACGATATCATCATCTTCCGAGATTGGACCTGCAGAGTCAAACTCTGACTTGTCATAATTACGATAACCTTCTACTTGGCGAATCTTTAATTTAAAGTTTGCGCCTGTATCAAAGTCAAATACATTGACAGGTTTTTCGTCTTGGAATTGTGGTTCTGCCATGTCCTTAATCTTATCAAAGATCTTCTTGCCAAACTTATAAAGTCTAACTTGACCTTCGTTTTCGGGATGTGCAGGATCCTTAACAATAAGGATGTTAGTGATATAGCTGAGCTTACGCTTTTGCTTACGAGCAATTTCCTTATTTGCATCAGAGCCAGAGTTCCATAGTTCTGTGTTATGTTCAGAAACAGGATCTGCTTTGCCTAGAGTTGTAAGGGAATTTTCGATATACCATTTCCCACCTGGGCCTTGGAATCCATGATTCCAAACTCTAACCCATGGAAGGTCTTCACCTTTAGGGGTAGGTAAGAATCTAATAACAGCATAGCCGTTACCTGCTTTGTCGACTTCTGGTTGCCAGAAACGATCATCGCCACTTCTTGATTCGCCTTGGGGGTTGGAGATCTTTTCAACCTCTTTCATAAGAGATTCAAATCCGCCGCGGGATTTTCTTAGATCAGCTAGTGAGTTGATTGCCATAATATTTCCTTTCGTATTTACGGTGTATGTTTATTGTATTAACGCTGTTTAAATTTGCCATTACCAAATGTCGCATAATCATAATCAAATTCATCAATGTCATCATCCATCTTTTTAGATGATGCTATATTATATATAATCTTTTTGTGTTTGTCAATAACACTTTTACGTTTTATATTTTTAAGTTTACCTTCTCGATCATGTTCATAATCGGGATTAAAATTTCTCTTCTTAATACTCATTTTAAAAAGTTAAGGCTCCTTATACCTTATTAAACTGTATCATCCTTACTTGCGGAATCTACTACAATGTACGGCCACTTTGAAACTTTCTTTGTAATTTCAGTTTGGTTGTACGCTAATTTCATTAAATATCTTTGGGTTTCTTTCAATGATTCTATTGTGGTATGTAAGACATCACGTGTCATCTCTAACTCACTTTCGAGTCGCTTAATTTTTTGAGAGTTTATGTCCAACTCTTCTTCTAAATATTGCATCGAATTTTTCCCTATCAAAACGTAAAAATGGTTTATATTTTCGCATCAGCCTAGATATATCTGGCCAAATAATCTTGTCTGAAATCTCAGAATCAAACCTATCTAAAAATGGTTCAAGCTTTTCAAGAATAACTAATGTTTCAAGTGTTATAGTCTTTCTCATAAATGCTTTTATTATATATGGATGCTGTGCTTTTGTGATTTTAAACGCATCTGCAAAACTCATATTTGACGCATCAAGTTCTTCGATTAATCTATCCAAATCGTTAGTAAAAATATAACCAAGGCTTTCTATTCGCTTCTTCCATTCAGAGTATCGCTCACCTGCTTCGGAATCAAACATTCCTCCCCATCTATCTCCGGATGTAAAATTGGCTACTAAGAAGTTTGCGACTTCCTCGTCTGAATAGGTCTTGGATACTTTCTTGATTGAGTATAAATCTTTTCGTTTAGCAAAAGCAGCTCTACTTGCTCTTACTCTACCGCGTTGTGCGATAACATCATAATTTTCTGTAGTGAAATGTAACTTAAGAGCAAGATACATTTTATACACTGAGAATTCATCCATAGTCACAATGGTAGCTTTCCTCGTTTTTTCAAATAATTTTGATCCTCGGCTTCTGTTTGGATTTTATCTTTAAGAGACTGATTAATTAGTTTTGAAATAGATTCAATGTCAATATCTACTTCTGTACAATATTGAATAACGGCATCCATATAACCTATCTTTTCTCTAAATACTCTTTCCTCGATATGTAGAGAAAACTCATTAGGTGATCTAAATTTTTTGGTAATAATCAAGCTGTCGGTTAGTATATAATTTATTTCTTCATTCATGGTGTTTCTGGGAAAAGTAGCTCATCCATAAAATTCATAAACACCGTTTTATCTACTCCGAAATTAACCATCATAGCAGGCGTGTGAGGATTTAGTTTTTGATTCTTACAATAATTGTTATGAGCTTCAAAATGGTGAATCCATTTATCTACTGTTCCTATATTATAAAGGTAATAGTCAAGATTGTCAATAACTGTTTGTGTTAGTTGATCTAATTCCTCTTGTGTTTGTATGTTGCCTGCCGCAACCATATTTGGGCTGAAGATTGCCTTAGCCCAGCCAGGTAATTCTCTTGGTTTATTCCAAGCTACCTTAGACATTTTATCTTGATACCAATCATATACATGTGAATTACCTACT